TATGATCAACTTATCCTTGAATATTATGGTGCTACATCAGTATGGATCCATGTATCATTCAAGTACTCTGGTGCAAGAAAAAACATCTTGACTTATAATAACCATAGCACGTACTTGCCTGCTGGCACCTTTACATTGATCGCATAATGTCTACATTTAGCCCAGTGAACTTAGAGTTAACCGAGTTTGTAGGTACTACAGGTACTACTATCATTGTAAATCCTGAAACAGCAGTTCCACCTGCAATCCAAGATGTATTGACTGTAACTAACGTAGTCATCTCAGCTCCTAAGGTCCCATCAGATATAGTCATAACATGGGTTAATAATACTTTTACGTTCTCAAGTAAGTTTAATGACTTCTTTTCTAGGACTATCAAGTATCTAACATATGATAGCACTACTAATATTAAGAAGTACTTCTCAGTTAATAGTTTTGATAAGATACCAGTAAACGAGTATGGAGTATATCAATATATCCCACCTCCATTAGATTATATGGATGTGACGTTTACGATTACATTATCTGGTACAGAGTCAGGCACAACTACTGTAACATGGATACTAACATTAAGACATGATTATCAAGCATCAAACGCTGCATTCTCAGCTGCGATAGCTCGAGGTACTCAATCAGTCCAAGCTAAGAAACTTTACCCGGAACTTAAATAATGCCAGCAGCAGTTAGATTAGGAGATATGTCAGCAGGTCATTGCTTCGGTGCAAGACCTAATGATGAAGCTTCGCCTAATGTATTCTTTAATGGTATAGCTGCTCACAGGGTTGGTGACCACTGGCCATCTCATTGTTGTGGTCCTGTATGTCATGATGGGGTATTAGCTGAAGGTTCTCCTAATGTATTCATCAATGGTAAGGCTCAAGGTAGGATTGGAGACCCAATATCTTGTGGTGATACTACAGCGCAAGGATCTCCAAATGTATTCATTAATTAAGTATAAATAACAGATATGGCACGTAATACAAGAACCTATTCCGACTTCGACCTCTCGTTTGGCATGAACCCTGCCACACATGATGTTGCTATGAAGTATGACGAGAATGCTATCAAAGCTTCCGTAAAGAACCTTGTATTGACCAAGAACTATGAGAGACCATTCCATTCAGAGATCGGCTCACAAGTAAGTAACTTATTGTTTAACCCAGCAGGGCCGATGCTTGATGCTACGTTATCACGTTCTATAAGAGATGTGATCACTACGTTTGAGCCAAGGGTCGTCCTCATGGATGTTAAAGTAAGATCAAACCCAGATAATAATGTTGTGTATATTACCATCCTTTTTAGGATAGTTAATAACGCAGCACCGGTGACGCTAGAACTAACCTTAAAGAGAACACGATAATGGCTAATCAAAGAATAGTAACCACAAACCTTGACTTCGATGCGATCAAGACTAACCTCAAGAACTTCATGCAAGGACAATCACAGTTCCAAGATTATGACTTTGAAGGCTCAAGCTTATCACTCTTATTAGATGTACTAGCATACAATACCCATTATAATGCACTACATACAAACCTTGCCATCAACGAGTCATTCATTGACTCTGCTGCTAAGAGGTCATCTGTAGTATCAATAGCTAAGGAACTTGGTTATGTGCCAAGCTCAGCTACATGCTCTACAGCAACGATTGACTTAATCATTGCAAACCCTGTTGGCACTGACCAACTATTAGAGTTGCCAAAATACAGCTTGTTTACATCTACATCAAACAACATCACGTATAACTTCTATACGACTGATACATACTTTGCCTATAAAGATAATACTAGTAATAAGTTCGTATTCTCAGATATAGTTGTTAAAGAAGGTACCCCATTGACCTTCCAATACCCAGTCAATAGCACCTCGCAATTCATCATCCCTAATCAAAATGTAGATCTTAAGACGCTTAAAGTTTCAGTACAAGAAAATAATAGTTCAACTGTATATAATGCATATACACGAGCTGAGAACTTACTTGATATTACAGATACAACCCAGGTGTACTTCGTTAAAGAGATCGAAGGCCAACTATATCAAATTGAGTTTGGTAATGGTGTTGTAGGTAAAGCATTAGAATCAGGTAACGTTGTAAACATCGAGTACTTAACATGTAACCTTGCTGCTCCAAACGGAGTCAGAGCATTTACATATCAAGGAGCATCGCTGTTTAGTGGTACACCTACAGTATTCACAAAGATAGCTGCTACTGGTGGAGCTAACGTAGAAGACATCGACTCAATCAGATGGAATGCACCAAGAGCTTACACCACACAGAACCGTTGTGTTACATTGGATGACTTTAAGTCTGTGATCTATAACTACTACCCAAATGCCCAAACAGTCAATGTGTGGGGTGGAGAGACAAACGTCCCCAAGACTTATGGTGATGTATACATCTCAGTTAAGCCTAAGGATAAAGACTACCTAACTACGATAGAAAAACAACACTTATTGACAGATATCATTGGTCCTCGTAAAGCAGTGACAATCCATGCCAAGATGGTTGATGCAGAATACATCGATGTAGCTCTTGATGTTACATATTACTATGATCCAAAAGCTACGACACGCTCTGTCTATGATATCAATACATTAGTTAAGAATACAGTGGTTGACTATAATAACATCCATCTAGTAAGGTTTGATGGTATATTCAAGTATTCACAACTATTAAGAGACGTGGTTGATACAGAAAAATCTATATCTAGTGCTATCATTACTGTTAAGCTTAAGAGAGACATCATCCCTTCATTTAACTCTGCTCCAGACTATACAGTTAATCTTGGCAACCCAATCTATAACTCAGGTGTGCCAGAAGAATCTATTAGATCTAATGGTCTTAATGTATATGCACAACCAAACGTGTGCTACATAGATGACTTACCTATTCAAGGCTCAAATACTGGTGCATTAAGACTATTCTACTATGTAAACAACGTTAAGAAGCTAGTCAAGTATATTGGTACAGTTAACTATGCAACCGGTCTTATGTCTATCTCAAACTTAATCTTGACAGGTACTGTTGAAGGTACATTCACATTGACTGTTAAACCACAATCTAATGATATAGTGTCAGCAAGACAACAAATAGTTTATATCCGTGATTACTTAACTAATGTAAGTGCTGTTGTTGATACATCTGCAGATACATACAAATTCACATCAAGTAGAAACTAATGATAACAAGAGACATAGTATCTAAACAAATTCCGGAATTCGTCCGTGGGGATTATCCTGCGTTCGTTGAGTTTGTACAAGCTTACTATGAGTACTTAGCTTCAATTGAACGAGATACCATTGAACACCTAGTAGACATTGATAATACCGTTGATGACTTCGTTAAATACTTTAAGTCACAACTAGATGTAAATGGTGTTAACTATCCATACATTAGTCCTAGGACATTCCTAAAGAATTCAAAAGACTTATTCTCTGCAAAGGGATCAGAACAATCTATTAAGTTCCTATTTAGGATCTTATATGGTAAAGGTTCAGATGTCATCACTCCATGGGACTATGTACTAATCCCATCGACTGCAAAGTGGTACCAAGATTACTCTATATTTGTTACATTAACAAAAGGTAGCGCTAATGACCTTACTGGAGATTATATCTTAATCTCTGGTACCGACGGTGAGCAGCATAGCGCTTTTGTAAAAGCCGTATCCGAATTTTCTACAGGTATCTATCAACTATTTCTTGACAGGTTTGATTATTCAAAGATACACTATACGAGTACATTCATATCAAAGGATGTAACTATCCATGGTAGTTTAGTTAGGACTACATCACAGGTTCAAGTAGATGTGGGTGGATCAGGATTTGTAGTTGGTCAACTATTTCGTATTACAGGATACTCTGGTTCAGGCACGATAGTTAAGATTAAATCTGTAGACGTTAATGGATCTATCACTGCTGCAGAGATCATCGAGTTTGGTGTTGGTTATAATACTGACTTTACTGTAAAGATCTATCCAGAGAACGCTATCTTAGGAGATAAGCAATCTACTATTAATATCAAAAAACGATTAGGTGCAACAGGACCTATTAATCTAGACGCCACTTATGATACTAATGATGTCTTAAATAGACCTACAGAAGCTTTAACATTTGTTAAACATGACTATACCACTGGCACATTCTTTACTGACATGACTTATGTTGGTAAGACAGTCGGTGAAGTACATTCTCAGAACAATGAAGCCAAAGCACAGGTCATAATAAATGCTGGCGTATTAAGGTTAAAGATTGGTGCGATGGGCAACTATCCAGGTTACTACCTTGATGGTTCAAGTATCATATCAGATCAAAGCTATGTTCAAGACTCATACTACTATCAAAAGTTCTCCTATGTTACAGCTATTGAAGAGATTCTTGATAGCTATAAGACAGTATTAAAGAACACATTGCACCCTACTGGTACAGAACAATTTGGTAAGTACGTGATTAACAATGACTTTAGTGTTAATATCACTATAGATCCACAACTTAATACTATCGCACAAGCCACACCTGTCCAAGACAGTGCAAAAATAGCTGATAATGTTGTACTTGGTGCACATAAATATGTAAATGATACAGCATCAGCAACAATGGCTGGTTATGCTGTCGGTAGACCATATGCAGAAGTTATCCCTGATCCATTCTGGGACATCACTTTCTTAGAAAACGAACAACCACTTACGAACGAGGGAATATAAAAATGGCATCAATTAAAGACACATTAAAGGTTACCGGCCAGCTTTCAGTTAAGCACATCGGCAAAGATGGTAACACCATACGAGAGTATAATTTAAAAAACCTAGTAGTTACTACAGGTCTCCAACACATCGCAGCAAGACTAGTCAATTCAGGTTCACCTAATCAAATGTCACACATGGCAGTCGGTTCTGGTTCAACAGCACCAGCTTTAGAGAATACAACACTTGGATCTCAACTAGGTCGTGTATCTTTAACTACAGCGGGTGGAGTTCCATCTGGATCAACAGTAACTTACACAGCAAACTTCCCAGCAGGTACTGCTACAGGAGCTATCACAGAAGCTGGTATCTTTAATGCATCATCTGCGGGTACAATGTTATGTCGTACGACATTCCTTGCTATCAATAAAGGTGCAGACGATACATTAGCAGTTTCATGGGTATTAACAATTAGTTAAGAGAATTAAATGGCAACTACCATATCGATAGTAAAATCTGCATTAAAGACTTCAATCATTGAAGCTCTTTATAATGAGATACTAACAAACTCAAACAACTACTACTATTTCCTTGGTAAGACATTACCATTTGGAGAAGCAGATACTGTTGAGACTCCAGCTATTACACCAGTATATGAAGCACAAACAAGAGATGAGATCATCTTCATGAAGAAGATCACCTCTGCAGACGTATCATTTATTGTGTCTCGATATGATTGGGTAACCAATACAGTATTTGACATGTATGATGATAAGATCTCGGCTACAAACCTATCTACGACTGGTGCATCTTCATTAGAGACATCTAAGTTCTATTGTATGACTCCTGAATACCATGTCTATAAATGCCTTGATAACAATGGTGGTGCTGCTTCAACAGTACAGCCATATGGCACATCCTATAAACTATTGACTCTGTCAGATGGTTACACATGGAAGTATATGTACACTGTACCAGTGTCATCACGTAATAAGTTCATGACACTCTATGACATCCCAGTTACTACATCTATCAAAAACCAATACTATTCAAGAGGTTCTATCACATCTTCAACAGTGCTTGCTTATGGTACTGGCTATGCAGTTGGTGATGTATTACAAGTCTTTGGTAACGGTTACCTTGAAGCTAGTCCATTGAAGGTTACTTCTGTATCGATCAATAGTGGTGGTACAGGATATGTTTCTACTCCTAATATTACGTTTAGCGATGCATATACTAATAGTGCTTTTGAATTAGAAACCGAATACCTTCTAGGTCAACATTTAAAGTATGGTAATAACATCTATGAAGTAGTTGCTGCTGGTACTACAGATGCAGCAGTATACCCAACACATACTTCAGCAGAGCCAGT